ACTGCTCGTAGATTGCATGTAGGTTGTGTAATCGTCAAAGACAACACCATCATTGGTATTGGATACAATGGCATGCCATCTGGTTGGGATAACAACTGTGAAGAAACACTTTATGTCTTAAAAGACGAGTGCTATAAAACACCAGAATGGATGATTACCAATGGTTATACCGAAACTGCTCATGGTTGGACACGGTTAACATCTAAACCAGAAGTTCTACATGCCGAATCTAATGCTATTGCTAAAGTTTCTCGGTCAACAAACTCAAGTGATGGTGCAACAATGTTTATTACCCACGCACCGTGCTTGGAATGTGCTAAGATGATATATCAGTCAGGAATTAAGGAGGTTTACTACAAAAACGCCTACAGAAGTGATTCGGGTATTAATTTTCTAAAAAAGTGTGAAATTAAAGTTATTCAATGTGAGGATTAAATTATGAGCAATATCACAAAAGTAGCAAAACAATTGGCTGAAGCCAATCCTAAAATCTCCAAAGCATACAAGTATGATCTTGTGATGCGTGAGTTTGATAACAAGATTGAATTGATCGGTCTTGTTGATGATCCAACATATGACATTGCCGATTTTGTCGGTCGTGAAATGTTGTTTCCAAAAAAGTGGGTAACACTTGATGTTTATGAACCAACTACAAGGGTATCTGTATGAGTGAAATAGTTTGTATCACATTTAAAACACATCAAACAATCATTGGTGAAATGATTGAACAAGGTGATGTTGGTGTTTTAGTAAAAAATCCAATGCAAGTCATTGCTGTGCCACCACGTTCTGCCACTGATCCTGGTGGTGTTGGTTTTGCACCATATCTTGCTTTTGTAGAAGAGTTTGACAAAGGTATCAATTTCAAGAATGCTGATATTTTGACAATCAATATACCCGTTGCTGATTTACTAGCACAATATAGAAAAATGTTTAGTCGCATTGAAATTGCACCACCTGGTCTTGTGATTTAATGAGTAAATATTATACGAATGTTTGCGTCCACGGCAATCACATACTTTTTCGTGGAGTGAACAACGGTCGGAGAGTTAAGACAAAAGTCAAATACTCTCCGACTTTATTTTTGCAGTCTAATAAACAAACCCAATGGCGTTCATTGTTCAATGAGCCATTGGAACCTATGACTTTTGATACTATTCGGGAGGCACGTGATTTTGTCAAACGTTACGAAGATGTTTCAAACTTTAAAATCTACGGCAATACACGCTATGAATACGCATTCATTGCTGACAATTTTAGAGGCATTGTTGATTGGGATATTTCTCATCTCTCTGTCGTTTTCATAGACATTGAGGTTGGTTCTGAAAACGGATTTCCTGATCCATATAGGGCTACTGAGCCTATTACAGCAATCGCCGTTCATCAATTGAATGGGGGTACTACCGTTTATGGTTGTGGTGATTATGAGGTAAAAGGTGATGAAACATACACTAAGTGTGAAGATGAAATTGATTTGTGTGAACGGTTTATTGCTGACTGGTCAAGCAATTGGCCTGACGTTGTTACTGGTTGGAATATCAAGTTCTTTGATATTCCTTACCTTGTCAATCGCTTTTCACGTTTATTTGGGGACGATGTAGTAAACAAGTTATCACCTTGGTCGGTGTATTCTGAAAGAAAGACCGTATTCAAAGGCAAAGAACAAACTGTCTATGATCTTGTGGGCATTTCTGTTCTTGATTACCTTGAACTGTACCAATGGTATGCGCCTGGTGGTAAAAACGCCGAGAACTATCGTCTTGATACGATTGCCAGTGTAGAACTTGGTGAAAGCAAATTGTCTTATGATGAGTATGATAATTTACATCAACTCTATAAACTTGACCATCAAAAGTTCATTGAGTATAACATCAAAGATGTACATTTGATTCTGAAACTTGAAGACAAACTGAAACTTGTTGAACTTGCACTCACTCTGGCATACGATACAAAGTGTAACTATGATGATGTGTTTGCACAAACTAGAATGTGGGATGCACTGATTTATAACTATCTGCTTGATAAGAAGATTGTTGTACCACCACGCCGTATTGCAAAGAAGAGTGAAGCCTTTGAAGGTGCTTATGTCAAAGAACCTCAAATTGGTTTGCATAATTGGGTTGCATCATTCGACTTGAACAGTCTATATCCACACTTAATCATGCAATACAATATCTCACCAGAAACATTGGTTGAGAAAGATGATTACACAGATGACATGCGCCGTGTTTCAACACAAGCATCGGTAGAAAGTTTGCTCGACAAAAAACTTGATACAAGTGTGTTGAAAGATGTGACAGTTACACCAAATGGTCAATTCTTTCGTACAGATAAACAAGGTTTTCTACCAGCAATGATGATTGAGATGTACGAAGACCGCAAAAAGTTTAAGAAGTTGATGTTGAAAGAACAGCAAGACTATGAAAATGAAAAAGATAAAGGTAGAAAAGAAGAAATTGAAAAGTTAATTGCAAGATATAACAACCTACAACTTGCAAAAAAAGTTTCTCTAAACTCAGCTTATGGTGCAATGGGTTCTCAGTATTTTAGATTTTATGATTTGCGCCAAGCACTTGCCGTTACACAAGCAGGTCAATTATCAATCCGTTGGATTGAAAACAAACTCAACGATTACTTGAATAAAATTCTAAAATCTAATACTGACTATGTTATTGCTTCGGATACAGATTCAATCTATCTTAATCTTGGTCCACTGGTTGACTCTGTGTATAAAGAAAAACCAGAAACTCAGAAAGTTATCTCCTTCATGGACAAAATCTGTGAAGAGAAAATTCAACCATATATTGATAAGAGTTATCAGGAACTTGCTGAGTATGTTCATGCGTTCGACCAAAAGATGCAAATGAAACGTGAAGGCTTGTCTGATAAAGGTATATGGACTGCAAAGAAACGTTACATTCTGAATGTGTATAACAATGAAGGTGTTCAGTATGCTAAACCAAAACTCAAAGTCATGGGTCTTGAGATGGTCAAGTCATCTACACCTACTGCTGTACGTGCCAAGATGTATCAATTGGTCGATTTGATTGTGAATACTAACGAAGAAACGGTACAACAGTTCGTTGCCGATTTCAAAGAAGAGTTTCGCAAGTTACCCGTTGAAGATATTTCTTTTCCACGTGGCTGTAATGGCTTGAAAGAATATGCGGATTCTGTTACAATATACAAGAAAGGTACACCTATTCATGTGAAAGGTGCGATACTGTATAATCATTTCCTTAAACAGCATAATCTGATGACTAAGTATCCTTTGATACAAGAAGGTGAAAAGTTGAAATTTACCTATCTCAAAACACCAAATCCTTTTAGAGATATGGTTGTTTCGTTTCCAACGAGATTACCAAGAGAGTTTGAGTTACAGGAATATATTGATTATGAAACTCAGTTTGAGAAAACTTTTCTTGAGCCAATTAAATTGATACTTGACTGTATCGGTTGGAAAACTGAAAGACAGAATACGCTTGAGAGTTTCTTTTCATGAAAAATATTCGTATAATTAGAACAGGCATTAATGTTTCTAAAATATTAAAACAGTTGCAGCAGTACCCAGAAGATTGGGGCAACCAAAAGAAAGTAAAGGGTATTGAACAGCTTGACCATGAGAAGTATATTGTTACAACCGATGTACTTCAATTGGTCATGGCTGGTTTAGAAAGAGAAGATCAGTTTGTGGGTGATAGTGAAATGTGTATTCAGACGCCAGCATACAAACACCACACAGAGATCATAAGTTTTATCAAAAGGCATTTCAAAAAGTTTTGTCGTTGTGGCTTTTTGAAATTAGGCGTTGGTCAAACAGTCGGTAGACACATCGATGAAGGAACTTATTATCTGACAAAAGATCGTTATCATCTATCAATACAAGGTAGATATGAATATTTTGTTGGTGATGAATCAGTTATTGTTGAACCTGGAACTTTACTTTGGTTTAATAACAAAGAACTACACGGAACCTTGAATGTCGGTGACGTTGATAGAATAACATTTGTTTTTGATGTACCACATTCTAAAAACAATCCATGATACATGTAATATTACCATTTTTAACTGCACTTGCTTTATCGGGTATTGCTGCATACTACTCGGTGATTGGTCTTGCACAAATATTTCCTGGCTCATACTGGCCAATCATCATCATGGGTTCTGTACTTGAAGCCGCAAAACTGGTAACTGTGTCGTGGGTATACAATCATTGGAAAACAACATTCTCTGCACTCAAACTATATTTTCTCATTGCTGTGGTTCTTTTGATGGGAATTACTTCAATGGGAATTTTTGGCTATCTTTCAAAAGCACACATTGAACATTCATCAACTATTGCACCACAAGTTGCAAAGGTGGAAATTTATGATAAAAAGATCGAAGCACTCCAAGCGACCATTGAGAGGAATGACAAAAACCTTAAACAGTATGATGAGTCTGTCGATCAAGTTATGGGCAGATCGAAAGACGAAAGGGGTGCCGAGAGGGCATCACAGATACGCAAAGCCCAACAGAAAGACCGTGAGAGAATCGCTTCAGAGAATGCAAGGATTCAAAAAGAGATACAGAAACTTACAGAAGAAAAGTTACCTTTATCCTTGGAAGTTAAGAAGGCTGAATCAGACTTGGGACCTATCAAGTACGTTGCCGAGGTAGTATATGGTACACAAGATCGTGACTTGATCGACAAAGCAGTTCGGCTGGTAATCTTCATCATTATTATTGTGTTCGACCCACTTGCTGTGTTATTATTGATAGCATCAAATCAAACATATCGTAGAATCAAAGAAGAAAAAGATGAACCTGAAACAATTAAAAAGGTCGTAAAGAAGAAAAAACTTGACAGCACACCGTCACGCACGTTAGAATCATTTTTTGTAGATGATAAGCACACGGTAATACCAAAAGACAAAATTGCAGATATTGGAGATATGAATGAGCGTACTTGATAAACTAAAGAAAGCATCGACAATCAAAGAAACATCGATACTTTCTAAATCGAAGTTCTTTACAGATAAAGATATGATTCAAACCGATGTGCCCATCATCAACGTTGCATTGTCGGGGAATCTAGATGGTGGTTTGACACCAGGTCTAACGATGTTTGCCGGTCCATCAAAACACTTTAAGACGGCATTTGCACTGTTAATGGCAAAATCATATATGAAGAAGTACGAAGATGCCGTTGTCCTATTTTATGATTCAGAGTTCGGCACACCACAATCATACTTTGATGCATTTGGTATTGACACTGAACGTGTTCTTCACACACCAATTACTGATGTTGAACAATTGAAACATGATATCATGAATCAGTTGCAAAACATTGAAAAAGATGATAAAGTAATTATTGTCCTTGATTCGATTGGTAATTTGGCATCAAAGAAAGAAGTTGAAGATTCAATCGAAGGTAAGTCTGTTGCCGATATGAGTCGTGCAAAACAGATGAAGTCGTTGTTCCGTATGGTCACACCACATTTGACAATCAAAGATGTTCCAATGATTGTTGTTAATCACACATACAAAGAAATTGGTATGTTCCCGAAAGACATTGTTGGTGGTGGCACAGGTTCTTATTACTCAGCCGATACAATCTGGATTCTTGGTCGTCAGCAAGATAAAGATGGCACAGAAATTGTAGGATATAACTTTATTATCAACGTAGAAAAATCAAGATATGTCAGAGAAAAATCTAAAATACCTGTTACTGTATCCTTTGACGGTGGTATTAACAAGTGGTCTGGTTTATTGGATATTGCACTCGAAGGCAATTTCGTTACTAAGCCAAGCAATGGCTGGTACGCTAAAGTAGACCAAGATACAGGTGAAGTTCTTGAGAAGAAACGATTTGCTGATACACAAAATGAAGAATTCTGGAAAGATATTCTTGTAAATGAAAATTTCAAAGAATATGTAAGGAAGAAATATGAAATCACTTATAGCAGCATTCTTGGAGAAGATGCCGTTTTGGAAGAGGAAGATGAAGCCACAAATTAATGAAGATTTCACACTTCTTGATTCTGATGATGGATTCAAAACTGGTATTGGTATCTTAAAAGGTACCTACCAGGGAGTTCTTTATCACTATGGTAAGGTGAGAATTTCTGAAGAAGATGATCATGCAAAAATGACCTTTGCTTATACGATAATCTCTTCACCACAAATACCAATAGATGATTTAACACAAGACCCTGAGTTTCATACACTCATCGGTGACATATTAACTGAAATTTTAACCTCAAAGAATTATGAAGCGCCTAGAGACTACGATCCTGAAGAATTTGATATTTAATGAGGACTATGCAAGAAAAATCATTCCTTTTTTAAAGACCGAATACTTCACAGACTCAACAGAAAAAAATCTGTTTGAGGAAATTAACGAACACATAAATCAATTCAAACATCTTCCTACCTACGAATCACTCATCATCAACTTCACAGAATCACGCCGACTAACTGAAGAGCAAGTCGGAAAAGCGGTTGAAATGATTCGTGAAATCAATGCAGACAAAAATGATCCTACGGATGTAGATTGGCTTACCCTGCAAACTGAAAAGTTTTGTCAAGATAAAGCAATTTACAATGCCATCATGAAGTCTGTTAAGATTCTTGATGATAGGAACAATAAAGAAGACAAAGGAATGATACCAAAGATGCTGTCTGATGCTCTTGGTGTGTCATTCGACAACTCTGTTGGTCATGATTACATTGATGATTCTGATAATCGATTTGATTTCTATCATCGACATGAAACAAAGATACCATTTGATCTTGACTTGTTTAACAAGATTACCAAAGGTGGTCTACCAAAGAAAACTTTGAACATTGCACTTGCTGGCACTGGTGTTGGTAAATCTTTGTTCATGTGTCACGTTGCTGGCTCTTGTTTAGCACAAGGCTTGAACGTTTTGTATATCACCATGGAAATGGCAGAAGAAAGAATTGCTGAACGTATTGATGCAAATCTACTGAACATTGATATCGCAGACTTGAATGCCATCAGCAAACAAGACTATGATCGAAAATTTTCTGCACTCAAAGTCAAAACACATGGTAAACTCATCATCAAAGAATATCCGACCGCAGCAGCATCAGCACTGCACTTCCGTGCTTTGTTAAATGAATTGCAACTCAAAAAGAGTTTCAAACCTGACATCATCTTTATTGACTATCTTAACATTTGTGCAAGTGCCAGGATCAAGCCTGGCGCTAACGTAAATAGTTATTCTTATATTAAGGCTATTGCGGAAGAACTTAGGGGTCTTGCGGTTGAGTTTGAAGTGCCGATAGTATCGGCTACACAAACGACCCGTTCTGGCTTCACCTCCAGCGATCCTGGTCTTGAGGACACCAGTGAGTCTTTTGGTCTACCAGCAACAGCCGATTTTATGTTTGCTTTGATAAGTACCGAAGAGTTGCAACAATTGAATCAGATACTAATTAAGCAACTAAAGAATCGATACAATGATCCAAACTATTTCAAAAGATTTGTCGTGGGTATTGACAGGGCTAAAATGAAACTGTATGATGTTGAACAGTCAGCACAAGAAGACCTTGTGGATTCTGGCCAAGTTGATGATAAACCATTGAACAGTTTTGGTGATCGTGAAAGAATGTCTGAGATGAAGAACAAGTTTGGAGGATTCAAAGTATGAGTTACGTGAGAACATACGACAATGTTTTACCACCAATACTTTGCCGAAATACAATAGATAAGTTTGAAAAAAATGTTGATCAACAAAAGAATGTCGTACTTGATGGTCACAGGTCATTTACAGAAATCAATCTAAATCAAAATTCAAATTTTTGGAAAAAAGAGATAGACTATCTTATGTCTACTTTACACAACTATGTTGAAGTTTATAAAAAGGATGTTGGTGTAGATGAAATGGCTTGGCCTCAAGAATACGGGTTCGAAGAATTGAGAATGAAGCGGTACTTACCTAATGATAAAGATGAAATACAGTTTCATGTAGACGTAGAGAACCACGATTCTGCTCGAAGATTCCTTGTGTTTTTTTGGTATCTAAATGATGTTCATGAAGGTGGTGAAACTATGTTTCAACTGAACAAAAATGTGCCACCTAAGGTCAAAGTTCAACCTAGAGAAGGTAAACTGCTCATATTCCCACCTTTGTGGACACACCCGCATATTGCCAGTCGGCCAGTAGACACCACCAAGTATATTATTGGTGGGTACTTACACTATCTGTGATAATATAAATACTCTAATAACCACTGAAAGGGTGTTTAATGAGTGCTGCTTCCGACAAGTTTGAAAATGATGTTGCCAAAAACATCAACAAAATACCAGGTATAAAAGCCCTGAGGCCAAAAGTTAGTACAGAATATTCTGATGTGTTGATGGAATATAAAAATTTCAAAGGGGATAATGGAATTTGGATTGAAGTGAAAATGTCTCACACAGATAATCTATCTAATCCACGGGTTTTCTATGAAAAGGGAAAGTGGCACACAACTTACAAAACTCCTGCTGCAAAACACACTGTAGAAATTTTGAACAAGTCGGCACAAGCAAAAAAGTTCATCAAAGACATTGCAAAATTTTCTGGAATTCCAGAGAAAATGATTAAGATACCTACCACAAAAAGTGGATTGAAAGAAGAAGGTGCTGTACCACTTAGTGTGATGAAAGCCTATTTTAATCAACCAAACATTAATCGCTACATTGCAAATGAAGAAAATTATAATTTAGGTGATGTTGTGACTGAGCATTATACGATTGGTAAAGCAAAGCCGGCATACTACATGCAAGCAGGTGATGATTTTTACATGATATCAAAAAAGAACCCACTGAAAATGAAAGGTATTCCTGTTTTAAGTGGTTTAGGTGATTTCAAGGTTCGTGTTGCAACACGTTCAGAATTTTATGAAGTACAGGCGGAAATTAAAATTAAAAAAATGCCTAACAGTAAATTTTCTGTGGCACCAGGCACGAAAAAACAAAACCCATTTCTAAGTATGACAGTATGAAATTCATGGAATATTTAAAAGAGAGTAAAGAAGGCAAGAATGTTCACCTAGAACATCTTGAAGATAACGTATTAAATGGTGGAGTATCAGGCGCACGTGAAGCAATAGATTTTCTGCGTTCTTTACGTAATATGCTTGCCGGTCACACAGGCACAAAAATGAACGTGACCACAAAATGGGATGGCGCACCTGCTATTTTTGCTGGTACGAATCCAGAAAACGGTAAATTTTTTGTCGGCACCAAATCAGTATTTGCAAAAAATGCAAAATTGAATTATACTGATAAAGATATTGATGAGAATCACCCCGGTGAAGGACTCAATCAAAAACTCAAACTTGCACTGGCATTTTTACCTAAGTTGGGTATCAAAGGTGTATTGCAGGGTGATATGATGTTCTCTAAAGGTGACATCAAAAAAGAAACAATTAGTGGTGAAGAATATATTATTTTTCAACCAAACACAATCGTGTATGCTGTGCCACTAAAATCTAAATTAGCACAGTCAATGCTTGCTGCACAGATTGGTGTGGTGTTTCATACATCATACTCCGGTAAATCATTGGAGACAATGAAAGCATCATTCAACATTGATATTGGTCATCTAAAGACAACAAAAGATGTTTGGTTCCGTGATGCTTCATTTACCGATGCATCTGGCTCTGTTACATTTACTGAAGAAGAAACTGCTGCTATCACATCAATTCTTTCAAATGCTGGTCGTTTGTTCAACACAATACCCGCACTGACATTGAATCGTATTGCTGCATCGGATGTTTTTCTAACGCAAATTAAAACATTCAATAACACAAAAGTTCGTGAAGGTAAAAAGATTGCTGATACAAGAATTCATACACAAGAGTTGTTGAATTGGATTGAAGCAAGATTAAACAAAGAGATTCTTGCAGCCAAGAAAGAAGATACAAAACAAAAACGTATCAAAGAAAAAAATGAAGTCATGCGTTTCTATCGTTCAAATGCAATTCAATTGAAATTGATTTTTGATTTGATGAATCTAATTGTTGATGCCAAACTGATGGTCATCCGTAAGTTAGAAACAATTAAGAGCATTGGCACATTCGTTCGTACAGACGATGGCTTCCGTATTACTGCACCAGAAGGATTTGTAGCAGTTGATCACTTAGGCAAAGCACTAAAGTTGGTAGACAGACTTGAATTCAGCAGACAAAACTTTAACGCACAAAAGGCATGGGACAAATGAGTTACGACATTAATAAAATTTTAGCAGAGTATGGTGATGATGATTTTGGTTTCAGCACAGTTGATGAAGTTGAATATCA